TTAAATGTACAACATGTTCTGCATCTACAGTAATTTCATTTTGGTCGTTTTGGAAACGACTTCCGCCCATTGTATTGTTAGGATTGCCTGCCATGCCGCGCACACCACCAGTAGTATAGTTTGCTCCGCCGCCGGTAATGTTACCGTTAGTTTCGTAAGGTGTAGTTGCTACACCTTCGACAAAATTTAAATTAAAGTTTTTAATTACATATTGTTCAGGACGCTTGCCTTCGCTTTCGTTTACAATAATTTTAGTTACATTTGCAGGATCAACATGAAACCAACGTTTTGTTTCTGGATCTCTTACAAAGAATTGATCTCCATACTTAAAGGTGTTACGCATTGTGCGGAACATTTTAGTATCAAAGTCTTGTAATTTTGCCCATTGTAACAAATACTGTTGAATAATTGTAATTTCTGTATTTGTTGCTTTTGTTTTAAAATCAACAGTAAACTGTGTATTGTTTTGTTTATTTTTTTGTGTACAAAATTCTGCAAGAATGTCAAGAGCAGCATTTACTTCTGAATCCATATCCATAGTATTGTACTGGCCGTAACGTTCAACACGATTAGGAGACCCAACATAAACATCAGGCAAATAGGATGAGTAGTTTGAACGAGCAGGTCCTGCTTGCATACCATTAGACTTACCACTAAAAGGACTATAACTTCCTGTAGGGTTATTACCTGTTGGCACTGGTGTAAAATATTTTTTCCAACTCATTTGTGTTCCTCTTTAGTACTCAGTAACGGATGATACTAACAAATCGCTACCTCGTGCATCCTTTGTATTTCTCTCAATTTTTTCATCTAATTCTAATTGTTGCATAGTTAACTCAATAAGTTGTTGTAGTAACGATGCTACTTCGCCTGTATTGCCTGCTCCTGCACTAGTACTTAGCGAAATGTTGTTTAATAGCTCGCCAGCACTGGCTCTATCTGTAAGATAACCATCATTATCTTTCTTCAATTCAACATTTAATGCTTTTAATTGTGCAACTAAATCTTTAATACTATTAGTATAACTGATAATTCCTTCGCTGTCAAGTTTTTCTAGTGCAAAATTGCTTAAAGAAGTTGACATTGCATTAATTGCGGCTGCATTATTAGTTACACCATCAACATTTATTTTAGCACTACCAAATTTTGATACTGCGTCCCATGGCATTTCTTCTTCACCGGCGAACCAATCTTTCATTGCTCCAAGTACGCCGCCTGAGCGTGTGCTGTCAACTTGTGGCATATTGGCCATTGCATCTGCAAATGCCTTAACAGCACCTGCGTTTGCAGTAATACCTGTTGTGTTTAGAGATAAGTCTCCAAAACGTTTCATTGGAGCAAACGGATCAGTTTCGCCACCCAGTAGTGATGCAATACCTGTTCGCAGTGATGTTAGTATAGTAGTTGCAGGAGATTCAGGGAAGTCTTTAATAGCAAGTGCATATGCACTTACTGCTTCTGCATTTGCTTTTATGCCAGCTGTGTTAAGTGTTAGATCACCAAACGCTTTAATAGGCGCCATTGGATCAGTTTCTCCACCCAGTAGTGACGCAATACCAGTTCTAAATGAATTTAATAGCGTAGTACTTGGAGATTCAGGGAAATCTTTGATAGCAGCAGCATAAGCACTTACTGCTTCTGCATTTGCTTTTATACCAGTTGTGTTAAGTGTTAAATCTCCAAATCGTTTAATTGGAGCCATTGGATCTTTGTCACCGCCTAATAGTGATGCAAGTCCACCTTTAAATGCACTTAATACATTTGCTTGTGGTGACTCAGGGAAGTCTTTGATTGCATCTGCATATGCTTTAACAGCAGCAGCGTTAGCAGTAATACCAGCTGTGTTAAGTGTTAAATCACCGAATCGTTTGATCGGTGCCATCGGGTCTGAGTCGCCACCTAATAAACTTGCAACTGCACCTTTAAATGCACCTAGTACGTTTGCTTGTGGTGATTCAGGGAAATCTTTGATAGCAGCAGCATACGCACTTACAGCATATGCATTAGCAATAATTTGTGCAGTATTGAGTTGTAACTCTCCAAAACGTTTGATTGGAGCCATTGGATCTGCATCACCGCCAAGTAAAGAAGCAAGTCCTGACTTAAATGCACCTAGTACACTTGCTTGTGGAGATTCAGGAAAGTCTTTGATAGCAACTGCGTATGCACTTATTGCGCCGGCATTTGAAATAATTTGTCTAGTGTTTAATCTTGTATTTCCAAAATTTCTAATTGGTGCAAACGGATCTGTTTCTGCTCCAAAGAAACTAGCAACACCAGTTTTAAATGACGATAATAAACTTGGAGCAGGAGTTTGAGGGAAATCTGCTATTGCAACTGCGTATGCTCTAACTGCTCCTGCATTTGCAATAATACCTTGTGTATTGAGTTGTAACTCTCCAAATTCCTTAATTTTATCCCATGGCGGTTCAGTACTGCCGCCGAACATTCCAACAATACCGCTTACAATATTTGCAGCAGTATTGCCAATTGCTCCAAGGGCTGCTCCGCCACCTTGTGCAGCAAGTGCTTTACCATATGCACTTAATGCTTCTGCATTTGCTTTAACTTTTGCAGCATTAATTGGAACATTTGAAAATTCAACTAGTTTTTCTAGTGGCCCTTTGCCTGGAAGTGCATCTAAAATGTTTGCTATTGTGTTACCAATAGCACCCACGGCTGCTCCTGCACCAAATACTGCTAGTGCTCCGCCTAGTGCAGCCATACCTCCAGCTACTCTTAATAAGTTTCCACCGTCTATATCACCAAACGATTCTAAACCTTCAGCAAGACTTGGTAATGCTTTGCCTAATAACCATGTTGCACCTGCAATAGCACCACCTATTACTACGATAGCACCTGCAAGTATGCCTGCGCCAAGAAGTATTGCAGGATTAGCAAACGCTCTAAGCCCTGCAGCAGCACCTTTCATGATGCCTGAGCCCATGTTTCCTATAAAGTTTCCAATGCCTTTGCCGGCGTTGCCTGCACCTTTAGCAAATCCGCCGCCTTTACTGCCGCCTTTAGGCGCTGAAGACACTGCTTGAGATGCTGGCCCGCCGCCTCCACCGAATATTTTTCCTATGCCACTACTAAGACCAGTTCCTAGTTTGCCCATTAATGCGCCTACACCGCTAGTAATAGCCCCTATTGCTGCTTTTCCTAAGAATAATGCAGTAATTCCAAATGCTAGTGCTCCTATTGCTTTACTACTAGTAAATAATCCGCTAACTGCTCCCCAAATGTCTCCTTCTGCAATTGCAGTAGTAAATTTTTCAATTCCTCCGGCAATTCCTCTAAATGTTTCTGCTAAGAAACTTAATCCTCCAGCAACAGCACTAAAAATTCCACTATCAATTAGCAATGTTTGTATATCTTGTCTAATTTGACGCAATGTATCGTCAAATGTAGCTAATGATGCTGTAATATCATCACGTTTAGCTTGTTCGCCTTCAGCAGCATCAAGATCAGCTTCTCCTTTAGCAATCATTCTAGTTGCGCCGTCCATTAATCCTGCTAGTACAGGATTAGTTTCTCGCAGTGACGCAATAAGCATTGCACGTTCAGTACCTGTTGCACCTGCAAATTCTTCTAATGATCCGCCAGCGTTTTTCATTGCATTAAGTAGTACTTTAGGATCTGCGCCTTGTCCTACTTGTCTTAATGCTTCAGCAACTTCTGGGCCGGCAGAAGCAAGTAACATTTGACCTTCTTCAGTTTGGGCAGCACCGTCGAGCAAATCTTTCATTGCAGTAGCAGCAGGTCCGCCAACATCTTCAATCATACCTAAACTCATTTGAAGATTTTTAAATTGTTCAGACCCTTCTTTGAACTGATTTAACAAGGCACGTGCGCCTGCATCTGCTGCTTGCGCAGAAAGTGCATTTTCTGCTTCTTTACGAGTCATTCCTGTAACTTTTGCAAGCATATCAATTTGTTTTAAATAATTTGCACTGCCTGCGGCTAGTTCTGCTGTTGACTTTCCTTGCAAACGACCCATTCTGGCTTGTAAACCAATATAATCTGCCATTCCTTCGTTAATTTCTATAACACTAAAGCCCATTTGCTTTAATTGTTCAAAATTACCGCTTTCTTTAAGTCCTTTGTTTAGGTCTACAAACCGTCTTGCACCTTGTGTAACTGTTCCGCCTAAAAATCTTAAATTTTCTGAGTTTTCTATAACAATACTACTGAATTCGTCTAGTGTTAGACCAGATTGTGCAGAAACTCTGCGCATTTCTTCAATGTTATTACCAAAACTTGCACCACTAGCACTTAATTGTCTAAAAGAATCAATAGTATCGTCAATAATTGCTGCTAGTGGAGTAATTAAAGATCCAACCCCTGGCAAATGTTGCGTAAAATCCGAAAGGCGTGTGCCGCCAACAAGCATTTCTTTGCCAAGATTTACTGTTGACGATAATAAAGACTTAAGACCTTGTGCAGTTAAAGATCCTACTTTTTCGGAAAACTGATCTGTAGCACGAGTTGCTTTTTTAACAGCATCAGTTTGTTTTTCTCTTGCTGCTGTGCCTTCTATTTGTGCTGTTGTGCCTTTTGCTAATGCTTCATTAGCAAGTTTACGTGCTTTTGCTTCAGCAGACGCTCCGCCGGAGCCGCCGCCTGCCATTTTATTCATTGCAGCAAGTAATTGTTTTAGCGTAGCTTCACTGGCAACACCGTTTTCACCGCCTACATTAATAATTTCAATTTCTTCAGCCAAATCTTTCAACCCGAGTTATATGCGCACATAAATAAAGTAGATACATATTTACATAATGTATTTATACGGAGACAAACATGGCAGAATTTAACCCCTTAACCGCAGGTATTAAACAAGAATCAAATCCGTTACAGAAGTTCTTTAGACAGCCAAAGGTCTATATTACACTTCCTAGTAAAGGAACATTCTATCCTGCAGGTGCACTTGATATGCCAGACACGGGTGAACTTCCTGTATTTGCTATGACAGCAAAGGATGAATTAACTTTTAAAACACCAGATGCTTTACTTAACGGTCAAGCAACTGTTGATGTTGTAAAAAGTTGTGTTCCAAACATCAAAGATCCTTGGCAAATGCCAAGTGTTGATCTCGATGCAATCTTAATTGCTATTCGTATCGCAACTTACGGTGAAAATTTAGAAATTACTACTAAAGTTCCAGGATCTGGTGAAGAAAAAGAATTTACTGTAGACCTAAGAACACTTCTTAATAAGCTCGTTACTGTAGAGTTTGACGGAGTATTTGAATTAAATGGAATGGTTGTAAAATTAAGACCATTAACCTACAAAGAATTTACACAAAGTAATATGAAAACGTTTGAAGAACAACGAGTATTTGCTCTTGTTAATGATGATGAAATGCCAGACGAAGAAAAACTTGCAAAATTTAATCAAAGTTTTCAAAAGTTAACTTCTTTAACTGTTGACATGTTAGCAAAGAGTATTTTTAGTATCACTGTTGAAGATACAGAAGTAACAAATCCTCAACATATACAAGAATTTTTACAAAATACTGACAAAGAATTTTTTAATGCAGTTCTTGAACATCTAGAAGAACAGAAAAAGAAATTTGAAATCGAACCTTTAAAAGTTAACAGCACAGATGAAGATATAGAAAAAGGTGCACCAGAAACATTTGAAGTTCCAATAACATTTGACCAATCAAATTTTTTCGCATAAGGATCTTATCTTGGACTCTCGATGAAATTTTAGATGAGGTCCGTAATATGGAACGAGAGCAGAAATCTATAAAAGCAGACTTACTAAAAATTTGCTGGTATATGCGTGGCGGCGTCACTTACGAAGAAGCATTTGCTCTTTGCCATGAAGATAAAGAAATTATTTCAGGAATTATCAAAGAAAACTTGGAGACCACAAAGAAAAGTGGTCTCCCATTCTTCTAATTAGAGTTGGCTTATGCCAATATAAGCATTTGTACCTTCTAACAAATGCACACGTAGTCCTAAATCACTCCAACGTAATCCGTGTTCACGTAACATACTACTAATTTCAAAGTAAGTGCTCTGTGTTAAGAATCTTTCGCCTGCTTTTGAATTTGCAATCCATGCTTGTTGTTGTTTACTAACGTCAACACCTGCTTTAGCAAAATTCATAATTCTTTGTGCAGCCCATACACCACTTTCTTTATCACCTTTTGCTAGTTTAGCAAGTGCAGCATCGATATTTGCTGCTGTTTTAGGTGGCATTGGTTTTGAACCGCCTTGTACTTTACGAATATCACCTTTGGCTTTTTCGTAAGTGTCGCCTGCTGCGGCATTTTTATCTGCTGCTGGTGCTGTTTTAGCATTTGCAGGTGCATTACCAGTTGGTGCTGTTTTAGCATTTGCAGGTGCATTACCAGTTGGTGCTGTGCCTTGTGCTGGTTGTGCTGCATTGTTACCTGTTGCAGGTGCTTGTGCGCCTAAAGAATCGATGTGTTTAATTAATTCTTGCTTTTGTTGTGGATTTAATTTAGCAACTGCTTGCTGAATACCTTTAAAGTCAGTGGGTTCAGCAGCAGGTTGTCCGCTACCTTGTGCCGGTTGTGCTTTTGGTTCTGCACCTGCTTGTGCCGGTTGTGCTTTTGGTTCTGCACCTGCTTGTGCTGGTTGTGCGTTTGGTTCTGCACCTGCTTGTGCGTTTGGTTCTGCACCTGCTTGTGCTGGTTGTGCTTTTGTTGCAGCAGGTTTTTCAGCAGGTTTAGGTACTGGAGGTAGTTTTGCACCAAACTGTTTGTAAATTGGTGTTAATACATCATCACTAACACCTGCTTGGCGTAAAATATTTGCTATTTCATCTGAGTCTGTTGGTTTACCTGCTTTATTCCATGCTTTGTTTAGCTTGTCAGCAGTAACTTTGGTAGTTATGTTCTTGCCAACTTGCGCTGCTTTAGCACCTACTGCTGCTGCACCTTTAGCAAGAGCACCGCCAACTGCTGACGCTCCTTTTTTAAGTGCATCTAATGGCCCTTCTGTAAGTACTTCAGGAGTGTCATCGCACCATTCAATTAATGTTTCAATTTGTAGATTTGTAAGTTTCTTACTTTCTTTCTGTTCTGCTCCTGCTTCTAATTCTTTCTTTTCTGCAGGGTCAATTGGTTTTGCTTGTTGTGCTTTTTTAGCATTATCATCTACTGTTGCTAAAGCACCTTGTACAACTGATGCTGCACTAGTGCCGGCAGCTTCTATAGCACTTATTAGTGCTTCACTTGAATTTGCCTGTGCTAGTAATTCTGCTGTTTGGCCAGCAGTAAGTGCGTCTTTAGGAATTTGTTTAATAGCATCCCATGCTGCTGTTAAATTTTTTGCTTCTGCAGAATTTTGCAAGCCGCCCATGAAGTCGTGAAATTTAGCAGCCGCAGTATAAAATTCTTTAGTACCAATTTTTGCAGCATTCAGCGCCTTCTCGACTGCCTCAAACTGTCCTTGCATATCTGGTGGTATTACTGTGTCGTAGTTAAAGTAAAACGCATTTACATTACCTGTTGCATTATAACGCATAGCATTGTCTAATACGTCTACAGGCTGTCCCATATCAGACAATATATCTGCTTTGGCATTTATGTAATTTGCATCT